CACGTTCTTCAAGGATACGGACCAATTCGACAAGTTTTTGCGATGGATTCAACATAAATGATAGGCCGTCTGAAAGATACAATGGAAACAGCTGTAAAAGCAGTTTCGATTTCGAATGGGGTGTATAGTAGTGGAATAGATGTAAAAAAAGCAGCCCGAAAGCTGCTCATTTTTAGTGTGGTGCGGACGGAGTGCAATAAAACAGCAAATTGATTATAGTAGATTATGATTGATTTTAATAGATTATACATATAAATCAATCTTATATCTGCACCATTCAATCATTTATGATTGATTAGGATTGATTATAACATATAATGCCGTGTCCCCTCACTGTCCCAATAATATACCAATGGCAACCATCGAAAAGCGTAACGGAAAATATCGCGTCAAAGTCCGTCTGAAAGGCGTTACCAAGTCAGAAACATTTGCCCTAAAGTCTGATGCCGTTGCATGGGCAGCGCGGACTGAAGCGGCAATCTTGGACGGCGTACAAGGTAATGCGCCTAAAAGCCTATATTTTGCCGATTTGCTGACACGATACCGGGATGAAATCACGCCTACGAAGCGAGGCAATAGGGCGGAAAAATACCGGCTGAATCGTGCGTTACGATCCGATTTGGCCGATATAAAAGTCAGTGATTTGCGCCCCCATCATTTTGCCCAATGGCGCGATAATCGCAAAAAAGAAGTACAGGAAGCCACTGTCAGACGTGAGCTTGAAACACTGTCGGCCGTCTGTCAAATGGCGGTCAAAGAATGGGGGCTTTTGCCGTCAAATCCTCTATTGCAAATCAGACGGCCCGGCAAAGGCAAGGCGCGAAACTACATACCGCCAGATGATATTGTCTTGGCTGTCGTGCGTGAGCTTGGTGTGGCTGATGGCGTGCCGATAATCACGGTAAAACAGCGCATCGGATTGGCTGTCTTGTTTGCGATTGAGACGGCCATGCGTGCCGGGGAAATCTGTAACATGGTTTGGCGTGATGTGCATTTGAGCAGGCGCGTGGTGCATTTGCCAATGACAAAAAACGGTAGCAGTCGAGACGTGCCGCTGTCTAAAAAGGCTATGGCGATATTGGATAGACTGCCACGCTCTGAGAGTGGGTCTGTGTTTGATATAAGCTCACACACGCTTGACGTTATGTTTAGACGTGCAAGGGCAAAAGTTGAAGGGGCTGAGGTCTTCCATTTCCACGATACGCGCCATAAAGCCCTTACGCGCATGGCGGCGAAGGTTGAGCCTATGCAACTGGCTAAAATCAGCGGCCATAAGGATTTGAGAATCCTGCTCAACGTGTACTATAACCCTGATATCGGCGAACTTGCCGATTTGCTGGATTGAAAAAACCGCCTGTTACGGCGGTTTCTCTATTTTTGACGGCGGCGGCGGATAAATTCGTGTACTTCCGCTTCCGGCCATAAGAATTTACGCGGCGAGATAACAAAAGGCTTCGGAAAGCCTGCCTGCTTGCACGTTTGATTTACGAATGTTGTGCGTTTGACGTGTAGCAGGTCGGCGCATTCTTGGGCTGTGAGGTACATTCAAAGATCCTTTTATTACTTGCAATATAAGCAAAAATCTAAAATATCAAGAAAGAAGCTATTGGCGTGTTTGATAGTTGATTTTGCATATTTGAAGGGACTTACTGGGGCATATTTACCACTAGATAATCTCTTCAAAATCAAAAGAATAGGATATGAGGCCAAAAGGAATAAGAAGAAGAAAATCCGCGCCAAAATTAGTAATACCAAAGCTGCAAAAGATGACAATACTGATACAGCTAATGGTATCAAGAATAGTATTAAAAAAATATTATCTACTGTTTTGATTACTGTTTTATTTTCAAAATCAATTTTCATCTTCTTGCCTTTCGTATCTTCATCAGGCGGTATTTCCGCCGCCTGTCGGATTGGTAGTTATTCAGCCGCCGGCGCATGGCTCTTAATAAATGTAAACCAATGTGTGCTGGTTTGGTTTGCTTTATGTTTTCTTGTCACATGCCCAAAAAGTGGGGTTTCGTCAGTGAGAGAAAGGATTTCTTTTACGGATATTTGATTTTCGTTCCATTTAAAAATCAATATCCCGCCCTCTTCCAATACTCGGAAACATTCTGAAAATCCTTTTTTAATGTCGTCTTTCCAGCATTCCCCAAGCTTCCCGTATTTTTTGGCCAACCATGATTTTTTTCCAGCTCGTATTAAATGCGGTGGGTCAAAAACTACAAGGCGAAAACTCTCGTCATTAAAAGGAAGGTTTGTAAAGTCCATTTTTATATCTGGCTTTACCTCTAAATGACGAATTGATTCTCGGTCTTTCAAGTAATGCTCTTCTTCTCGTATGTCTCCAAATAAAACTCGTTGGTCTTGCTTGTCAAAATACATCATGCGACTGCCGCAACATGGATCAAGTATTTTCGCGCTCATTTATGATTGTCTCTTTATATAATTTCCGCTTGTACCAAGTCTTTGCGGAATTGGTTGTAATTAATCAGGCTGATGCCGGTGTTTTGCTCAAACGGAATCAGAATTTTTTGCATGGCCGTCTGAATAAAATCTTTCAGCCGTTCAAAATCTGCCAGCACCTTGTAGCCGTCTTGTCGTAGTTCAGGAATACTGCTTACCGGCTGAACGGCACTGTTACACTCTGCCACGCGGAAGAAGTGCCAAGCGGCGTTTAATACTTCTTCACGCAAAACGTTTTCTTTTTCGTTTATCTTCTTGGCGATGGTGGTTTCCGATATTGTCTCGTGCGTATTTCTTGACGGCTTGTTCTTTCTTCGCCGCTTTACGCGCGGCTAACATTTCGCTTGCTTTCATCGCCTTGTTTCCTTTTGCTAATTCCTATTCTTCATGATTGGCATCAAAATTGGTGCAATAATCTTCAATCGCTTTGAACTGCCAACGGATAACTCTTGCGGAAAATTTAATAGGCTTAGGAAAGTCAGGGCGGTAATAGCGACTCTTAGGGTTTTTCCAATGCTTAATGGTTTCTCTTGAAACACCTAAAAGATGGGCGACTTCATTTATTGTTAATAATACACTTTGCATTTTATTTCCTCGCTAATTGCCGTCTCTCAACGGCTTGGGCGTTTGGCTGCCTGCCTGTGGGGTTATTGCGGGTTATCGGATTTTTTCAGTTGCATTGCTTCGTCTATCGCCTCCCTAATGTCATTACTTGTAGCTGCCAATACCTCAAAATGGTCTTCTTGCTTCTGAATAACGGCATTGGGTGTAGGGTGTATATCGCCATCTTCATCACAAAGCTTTTCAGTCAACGCGCAATCATTTTTCACTAGCCAATCAAGGCGCGAGGTGTCAGGGTGTGGGATGATTTCAAACTCGTCAGCATCATAAAAACTGGACACCGCGGCACCATCAAAAAAAACCAAAACGGATTTAAAACTTATGCTAACTACAATACCAACCGCGCCGTCTGATTTCCGCTTCACGCGGTCGCCGAATTTAAATTTATGAGCCATTTTTTATTCCTTCCTCTTTTAGGAACTCTGCGTTATTAATCATGGTTTGAGCGCTAACAATAAAACCTTTTGGGTTTTCTTTGATATGCTTGGAAATATCGTTAATAAAAATTGATACTAATGCCGCCGATAAGTAAGCAATTTTTTCAGGTACGTTATCTTCATGTGCTGGGTTAATATCAGGCGCTTCTAAGTCAACGCTTACATCATCGGCAGAAATTTTGAAAATATATTCAGTCATTTTTTTATTCCTTAAAATGGCACGTCGTCCGAAATATCATCTTGTGCCTGTGCCTGTGCTGGCTGTGGGTTTTGCGCTGGTGCTTGTGCATTACCGCCTAACATCTTCATCTCATTGGCGATAATTTCGTAAGCCGTGCGTTCGATACCGTCTTTTCCTTGATATTTACGGCTTTGGATTTTGCCCTCGATGTACACTTGACTGCCTTTTGTCAGGTATTGCCCGGCAATCTCCGCTAATTTGCGGTACATGGTTACGTTATGCCATTCGGAACGCTCCTGCTTCTGCCCGTTGCTGTCTTTCCAGCTTTCGCTGGTGGCTACGGAAAAGTTACAGACAGCTTCGCCGTTCGGCATATAGCGCGTTTCAGGGTCACGGCCAAGACGGCCAATCAAAACAACTTTATTTAACATTTAAATTCCCTTCAATCTTCGCCATAATTCCAGCTAAACTGCCCAAAAAATTGCTCACGCGCCCACTCTTCCTTCTCTTCTTCGCTCATGCTATCCCAATTTTCAGGGGCTTCTTCGTAATATAAAACCCTTGAATCACAATCATCGCAAAGGCCATAACAGGAAATGCTAAACCATATTTTCTTACTCATTTTTGCTTCCTTTTAAAACTGTTTTGACAGGCTTCCAAACGGTCTTCCCGTTTACTTCCTGCGCCTGCCTGATTCCGACTATGTGGATATCGGGATTGCCTGCGAACAGCCTGACAAACTCCTCTGCTGTTCCAATCGAAGAATATTCAGGGCTGATTTGGTAGCGGCTGTTGCTCAACCGCTTCCATTGCCTGCTGTCCTCGTACCACTTTGACTGCAATTTGTCATAAACAAGCCTGCGCCGTTTTTCTTCTTCGGCGCGGACTTTTCCGAAAACGGCAAACATCACTACTCCTTACAGGGCATTGATTTCCGCCGCTTGTTCTTCTGTCAGTGCGTATTCTTCCAGCACTTCAGCAACCTCTTTAACGCCTGTCGATACCGCTTCAACCAATGCAGAAAACTGTTCTTCTGTCGGTGCTGGCTTTGACGTTTCTACGGCTTCGGCTTCGATTGTGTTTTCAGCGATTTGCTTGAGTCGTTCGTGATTCTCGCTTCCCAATTTCAGACGGCCTGTTGCGCCAATTTCGGAAAACCATTTTTTGTATTCCTCGATCCCTTTGTTTGCCGCTGCTTCGCCATCGGAAATCAGTTTGTCAATTTCAGGGTTTTTCTTTTGTTCTTTCGGTGCTTCTGCCGTTTCGATTCGTTCCGCTTCGTCCTCGTCATAAATACCGCCAAATCCAAACGCCAAACGCGCGGCTTGAATCATGGCTTTATGGCGAAGCATACGGCGCGGATGACTATTCCATGGCTGTGTAGGGCGTTTGCACTCTTCCAAATATTCGGTTACGGTTGTTGGGTGGTTGCGGTCTTTACGGTAGATTTTACAAGTGCAGCTTTCCGCGTCAGATGTGAACTCCATGCCGTCAAATTGCGGATGGCTATTGATAATTCTTGCCCAACCGTCCACACCGACAACAGGCGTGATTCCGTTGTTTTTATCTGGGAACGCGTAAATCTCTTTTGTGAAAGGGTTCAATCCGTATTGGTTTGCTACAATCATCAAGACATTAAATTGCGCGTCTGTCGCATTGCTTCGGAAGGCGGTTGCCTTGAGTGTTTCAACAAGCTCATGCGGGTCGCCTTGGATGTTAAACTGTTTGGCTAGGGCTACTGCTTGGTTTTGGGCGATACTCATTTTTAAATTCCTTGTCTGAATTGGTTTAAAAGCGTTTCGTAGTAGTCTTGGCAGGCTGTTACGCGCTCCTTGATTAGTTCGATTTTTTCGTCATCACGCGCTATTGATACGGTCGTGATGCGCTTTTCAAGCGGGATTGATTCCACTAGGTCGATGTACTTTTCACGTTCTTCCCACGGCTTCAGCAAATCTTCGGGCGTGGGTAACAGCCAAAAATCAACATCCGCGCGGTCGCAATCAAATAACCACATATAGCCTTGCATTTGCCAGTCGTAGCCTGCTTTAATGGCTTTCTTTTCAGCTTCTTCGCGAAAAAACGGATGTGTCCCGATGTCCCATGAACACTTTGTATCAATAATCAGGCGGTCGTCTGGATCGTAAATATCACACTCTCCAGTCAGACAGTCGTTGACGCGCCGCTCGATGTTTTTTTGATAATCTTTGCCGCGAACTAAGCCGCTGTATTTGATGGCGGTTTCTTCCATCAGATTGCCTTTTTCTGTATAGGCGTTGCCATCGAAAGATTCAAAGCCGAATAATTCGCGCTTTGCCATCTCAATCAGCTTGGATTTAGCGGTTTCTGTGATGGTTTCGCCTTTGGTTTTTGGCTTCCCGATGATGTCGGCGATTGATGAGCATCTAATTTTCATAGCCACCACTCATAAGAAAGTTCAAATACCGCTCCGCCTCTTCCATTGTGCGGAATTTCTTTTCATCGGCTCGTTTGCGCTTGATTTTGGCTTGTGGGTGCATAAGTGGTTGACCGCATGAGAAACTCTCAACTTCACGCCATACAATCCAATGCTTGCCCTCACGCTTCATGCGAACGCTTGGCGATTGCTGGTGTCTAATGCCTTTGGGCTTGATGTCTTTAGGGCGCGTTACAAGACTGGTAACTGTCATCATCATTTGCAACCTCCTACTTCCGCATCCCCCATGACCTTTACTTCGTCCGGCATGGTTTCGTATGTTTGTTCAATTTGTGCTTCTTGGCTGATGGTTTCTGGCGCTACTGGCTTCTCTGCTTTGCCGGAAAAGCTACAAGCCGCGATCGTGATGGCTGTTACAGCTAAAACTGTTCTGATTGCGTATTTCATTTTTTCTCCTAGTCGTTCCATGTTCTGAGGTTGTACTCATATTCCGCCTGAGCTTCGGCAATCTCTTGCTTGCATTGCTTGATAGCCTCTCGTTCAAGGGCTTCTTCTGCACCTCTTAAGATATTTCCGCTCAAGATTTCCAGCAGGTCAGCCGCTGACCACTCTCTCAGGTAGTCATCGACAATCTGCTCAACTCGTTCGTCGTCATAGTCCATGTCGTCGTCAAGCATTGCGTCATACTGGCTTTGTAATGCGCCTAAAGTAATCATTTGGTTTTCCTTTTGTTGCAGTTTGCTTATTTAAGCAACCGTCCCCAGCCGCTTAAATAAGCCCCCTGTTGCAGGGGCTGTAACCGTTTCCAATTTGTTAAAGAACTGTGTTTTGCTTCGATGTGTGTATATTACCAGCGGTTTTTAATTTAGTAAATACCTGCGGTTATATTTTTATTTAAAAAAATATAACACTATGATTTTATGTAGATAAATTTTATAAAAAAACCGCCCATATAGGGCGGGTGGGGGGTAACCGATACTTTTTAAATAGATTGCAGGGGGG